GCTTCGGCAAAACCATCATCAGGGTCAGCTTGAAGAAATGCAGTGATTGGATTTTCAAGATGAGGGTATTCTTGGATAATATTAGATAGACGCTCATCATCTTCATCGAAGGCAAGCATCTCTGCTACGCCACCTTCAGCTAAACGCTTAGCTCCTGTTCCCATTTTAGTAGTGGTTTTGACAGTACTCAAAGCTCTGTTAGCTGGTATCCAACCCACAGCAAACTGAGTAAGGGCTGAGGAGACATCCCCAAATACGGTCTGGATGCCATCAGTTAAGTTATAAACTTCTGTGTTGTTTCTGATGTAGTCTTCAAGCTCACGGCCTTCTAAGCCTTGTGACTCGCCTTCCTTCATCAGCCTCTTACGGTCTGCATTACTTCGGACATATACAATCTTACCATCAGCATCTGTCCCCAGCGCACCAAGGTCAGCAACGCTAGTGATAGCGTCATCTACTGCATTAAAGCCACCCATAGTGACTGTGTTAATATTGTCGGTAAGTTCTGTTACGCCTTTAACGAGACCAGTGGCAACACCTTCGACAGTGTCTTTAACAACATTGTCATCACGCTCATCCGCAGATGAGGTGTCATTTGGCTCTGCCATTGCTTACTCCTATTCTCCTGTAAAGGGTACACTCGTACTAGTAGTTGTACTTGTGCTAGTACTTGTTGGACTTGGATTTTCATTAGCTAATCTTTTTAGCTTTGCTTGCGCTGAGGCAAACAAAGGTTCTAATAAGTCCATTCTTTGTAATTCAGTTCCATTCTGATATGCGTCTGTATAGAAGATTGTACGGACAAAATCCTGAAAGAAGCCTACCATGACCAAGTTTCTAGGGTCAGTGGGAGGGAATGGGCTAAACCCAGAGTCCAAAGGCGTTCCTGTAAGAAGCCTGTAGTATTGTTTATACAAAGCATCTTTAGACCAATCAGCCTTTTCTGGTGCTTTAGCTTCTTTAATCTTATCAGCTTGCGCCCACAGTCTACCATAAGCTTCACGATTATTACGAAGGCGACCAGATTTCTGCCACCTAGAAATCATATCTCTTGCTTCTTGCGTAGTAGTAGCCTTTGCAAGCTCTAGTGACATTTCAATCTCTGCACTAGGTAGAAGCTCACCTGACTCCTTCATGAAGAAGTTCTTCTGGTCTTCAAAGTACCTACGAAACTCTGGGAAGTATGTTTCCAACTCAGTTATCTGGTCAGAGGTAAATACTTGCTCAATCTCAATAGTCTCTAATGTAGCCATGCTTGCATCAAAGGTTTGAAGCTTGTTTATTATTATACCTTGAGCATTACTTTTTACTCTGTCCGATGTTTGAGTAAACAGGGTATGCGCTCTTTGGTCAGCTTTATATTCAGCGTCATCAATAGCTGTACGAGCCTTAGCCAAAGCCACACTACCTTCTACAGTGTTCGCAAGGAAACTGCCGGGGCTTGTTTCAATCTTGGCTGCAGTATCAAGTAAAGCACGACTCTTATCAAAAGGCAGTACGCCAGATGTGGCATAGTCTACGATTGCAGTAAGAGTAGACGTGTTTGCTTGACCGGGCTTATAACCAAATCCAGCCATAAAGTCATTCTGGTGAAGGCGTATCTGACTAAGAAAGTCTTTTTCGTTTATGTAGCCATTTGAATAAGCATCAAGAGTAGTGTCTATAGCAGATTTGAAACCCGTAAGCTGACTTGCTGTTCGATTATCTCTAGCCTTTGATATATGCTGACTATCAAGAGCAGATGTGTACCCACGAAAGCTTGAGGCAAACCCTTCAGTCACACCAGGCATTTTGAATAGCTCAGTGTTCGCATCAATAAACTTTGTTCTGAAGGCAGACTCAAACGGTACAATAGCATTTTCGTCTGTACTATTCAGCATAGAAGGGGTTTTGAAATACTCTTGGTTAAGGTCAGAGCCATATACTCGTGCCAGACGCTTACCCATATATTCACCAGCCAACATCTGCGCTGGGGTTGTCAGTCCTGAAAACTTACCATCTTTAAGGTCAGCAGCAAACTGTGCAGGGTCTCTGGTGAACTGTTCGGTAAGCTCTGTCTTTTCTCGTTCTGCTCGTTTTTCTAGCCCCCGTTGACCTGCTTTTGACAAGAAAGGTACAAGCGCATCTAGTGCTTCTAATTTCTGTGCATCTACCTCTTGGGGCTTCGTCACAACAAAAGTGTCAACCCCACGAGCTACAGGAGTGACTGACCGAATAGGGTCAAGCTGTGCTACTCGACTTCTTTTGGACATATCTTACTCCTAAAATCCAAGGCCTTCGCCTACATCTGCCCATGTGGTGTCGCCACCTACAGCGGCATAGGACGTGCCAGCATCTACTGCTGTGTTGACTATGGCTGCGAATGGGTCTGGTTGCACTGGGTCAACAATCTGAGCCAGACGGCCTTCAAGCTGTGCTTGGATGCCTCTTGCATCTATAAGGGACTGCGCTGTGATTGCCTCACCTGTATCATCTAGTTTATTCATATCACGGAGGCGGTCTGCCACACGCAAGTTAATTGAACGGAGAACTGTACGACCTACGATGTTATCTTCACCTACGGCTGTCTTATAACTAGCTTCTTTCTTGTACGCCTCAGCCATCTTGATGAGCTTTTCATCAGCGATGCGGTTTTGCTCCTGTTCATTTCTTAGAATGTTTTGCTGTATCTGTAGGTCTCGTGAGCTAATCGCACTCCTACGAGTGGCTGTGTTAGCTGCAATTTTAGAGTCATACATAGCCACATTAGTGTTGTAGGTTTGTATGCCTTGGACGACCTTCAGACCAGCCGCTGCTTCTGCTGGGCCGCACATTATTTCATCCTCACAAATTCATAGAATGGAGCTTTTCCTACCCCGTACTCATCAACTAACCTGACAAACTTGAAGCCAAGAAACTTGAGCCAGAGTATGGCGTTTTTATTATCAACGTGGACATAGTTCAAAAGCAATGGCCTTTGCTCGTTAGCATGAACCACCCACTTCTTACTTTCCCGTAGGAACTGCATATAATATTTTGATAGCTTACCTGAGGTGAGCATCCAAGGACTGCCTGTCATGTCATCCATGTAACTTAGACCAAACATTCCTAGTATCTCACCGTCAGGTGCTACAATAGTGTTTACCTCTTCAGAGTCTCTACAAGCCCTCTGGAGAGCCTTGAGGGGGTCTAGGCCATCAGACAGCAGGATTTCCGTTGCATCGGCCTCACACATCGTCTGAGCCACAGCAATGATATCTTCCTGTTTATATGGTCTGTAATGACCTTTCATTTATAGCCTCCTCGACCTCAGTACGAACTCAGCCTCAAACTCTGCACTCTGAAAAGCACAAGGTAGATGACTGTCGCTCTCAATCTCAATCAAGGCGTTCTTGGAGTTAGCCAAGACACCAAAGCGATATGAGCCTGTGTCGAGAGGGACACTACCTAGAATGTTTGTACCGCCACCAATGATGCGTCCAGTGAACACACGGGAGTAGGACTTACGCACTGCAGCAGGTAGGTTCTTGTGAGGTGTAATGTTTATCTTAAAGAAGCCCGTATCAGCGTACACCACAGCTACGTTTCGTATCTGCATACGCCCTGTCGTGATAGGGTTCTTATCTTGTTTCATAACTTGTTCTGAGAACTGGTACTTGAATGTATAAGGTACACCAGCGTAGACAGCATCCCCTGCAGTGACAGCCGTACTGGCTGCAGATGCAGTGATGATTGAGCCATCTGCCTTTACAAAGACAAGGTCAGTTGCATTAGCTGTATTCTTATATGGTAAATTTCCAGAAGCACCAGCATATGGAGAAACATGGCTTGTTGTAAGTTTTATTCGCCTGTCAAGTAGGACAGGGAAGCTGGTATCAGCTAGAGCATCATCCTCAGATAGGTTCATGCGCTCAAGTGCCAGACTATCTCCATACTGGACTACAAAGTAGATATCAGACTTGTCGAAGTCAAAGTATCTTACTTTACCACTGAATGTCCAAGTAGACCAAGATGACTGCAGTTTGTCCCTGCCCGACCAATAGTAACGGTAAACGTACACCTTGGTTGGGTCATCGTCAGTCTGCAGGATTATCATGTTCTCGTTAGACGAGGATGCCATGTGCTTGATTGTTCCTTTGATGTAATTAGGAACGTGGCCTGTTACCTCAATGGCATCATTTGTTTCTGTATCTGTATCCACATAGTACTCACGCAGACCAGAGAACGCCCCCTGCTGAGTTGGGAAGTAAACATACTTACCAGCACCAACAGGCTTTGCATCCAGAGAAGCCTCAAAGCGTGTTGCCACGTCAATAGAAACCGTTTCAGGTGTTAGAAGCTGAGCTGCAGAAAGTCTGAACTGTGAGAAGTCGGAAAACAGAAGAAGCGTTTCGTTGAAAGGGACAGCGTGTTTCAGGATAGATACTTGGTTGTTGGATACAGCCACATCAATAGGTGCGCTGTCTACACCAATAAGAACTGTTTTGTTAAAGAAGTTAAAAAACTCTCCAGCCTGACTAAAGATAACATTCTCATCAGCTAGGAAGCCTAGTCTGTTTCTGTGGAAGAATACATCGTTAATCTTCTGACCAATAAAGGATGGGTAAGGGTTTGTATCATCATCCCCCACGCCTCTATCATCATATGTCTGTTCTTCAAAGGTATAAGCATTAGTACCGTTATACCTAATAACGTGTGGCATTGTGGTTTTATCAATACGAGTAAGAATGTTTGGTGCAACTGTTTCTTTCCAAACATACTGACCGTTAGTTACATCTTGTGAAAACTTAACAAAGTAATCATCTTGCCCTTTGTTATTATCGCCTGATACCTTAATTACAAAACCAAGCGGCCCTTGAGAAGGTAGTTTCTTGAAGTCAGGAGTTTCCCCTTTGAACGCTCTGATGTGGTCATTGCCACGGCTGTCCTTTACCTCAATATCAAAGTCATCATTAGCTGTGTTGCCTTGATAGTGGATGACGTTACCATACAGGGTAATGGTTACACCAGGAATGGTTACTGCACTTGCAGACCCATAGTAGGTTGTATCTGTAGCTACGTTAATACGAAGGTTTGAAGCAATCCTATCAGTCTGAATAGACTTCTCTGCGTTTTGGCTATCTGTTGTAGAGCCTTGGGTAGACCCCATAGTGGTAATAGCACGGGTGTAATCTGTACCCCCCTTACTAATTTTGATTTCATACGTTGCGCCATAGTCAGACTTAGCAATATAAACTAACCCTTCAGGATTACGATTAGGTGAAAGGGTTGTATCTTTAGCTACTGTCTTGGTTCTGTTAGCGAGAAACGTAAAGTCAGCAACGGTAACAGCAGTTAGCTCTGTTGCTGGATTAGTTAGCCCATTCACATAAGACTGTGCTGAAGTTGTAATTGTGTTACTTGTATCTGCTACACCGTTTGTATTGAAGGTGGTAACTGTGCCATTTTTCTGGACACTTAGAAAACGAATGGAGTTGTCAGAGTTTCGGATAGTATGGAAGAAGCCCTTGTCCATGTCCGTTTGTTGTTGGCTGGACAGGCCTTGAATTGGGAAACCTTTATGTTCCGTTGGGGGTCGTTTAGTAAGACCATCTACCACGCTCGACAGTCCATTCTCCTGAAGCTCAGCTTGTGTTGCAAGCCTGATAGAAGGAGGCTGCTGAGACACCCCATTAATGAGGTTTGGGACGGACGTACTAATTAATGTCATGTCGTTGCCCTCTTCCCTGCGACTCTGTTGATTACTTGGTAGGTGTCAAAGTTATTGAAGATATTGAAATCTTGTCCTTCACCATCCATCTCTTTGAGTTCTGCCAAAGAACGGGCTTCATCTTTTTCGGTAAAGCCGTGTAGTGTGGTAGACCCAACGGTTCTGTCTAGGAAGATACGGGCTGCCCTGATGGTGATAAACCTCTTAGCAACCTCTGGAAGGTCTTCAAAGTCTAGCATTGTGACAATGTCCAAGTAGACCGTCTGTGTCATAGTAAATGTATTATCCGTCCTATTGTACATCTTTAGACCACGTTGAACGAGGTCAAGATTACCATTCCTTTGAGTGCTATCAGCACGAAGGATGTTAGCAGGAAGGACGATATGGTTGTTACTGTCTGGGTTAAATGTTACGTTTAGTTCTCTGTTAAAGTCGAAACCTTGTCCCTGAACCTCTCTGTTTACAGACTCAAGGATGGTTTCTGCCACATCAGCCTCGACCAAGCCAGAGTTAAGCTGTGTAACAGGGGCTTCGCCAGTAACTGAGAGCATGATATTAACAGCTTCTAGCTTGGTTACGGGTGATGACATTTTAATCTCCTACCACTTTACCCTATGCGCCCAATAACGTGCGCTGGTACGGGGTGGGTTTGAATTTTGGGCATTGTGCCTTGCGTAATAGGACTTCTTACGAGCCTTATCTTTTTTTGACGTAGGGTTCTTCCCTGCGCCTTTCACGCCTTGCTGACCGAAGCGAACAATCTTGAGCTTGCCTTTGTCACGAACCACAACAGCGTGAGACTTTGTCTTGTGATTAGGAGTACGCTTTGGCTTACCTACACCAGAGAATGTTTCACCTGCGTGTGTGATAGACATTATGCACTCCGTAGTTTCTTAAAGTCCTCAGCATCAATCTTGTTTGGGTTGCCACCCTTCTTTGCAATCTTCATTTGCGCTGGTGACATCTTCTTCTTAGCCTTTGCTTTGGCTTTCTTGTATTTAGCAATACCTTCTTTGGTATACGCATATTTTTTACCGTTTATATTTGGCATGATTACGTCCTGTACCCTCTTGTTTTCTTGGCTATCTTCAAAGGCTGACGACTAAACTGCTTGCCAGAGCGTTTAGCTTTACGCTTGGCGGCTGTTGTGGCGGCATACTCAGAAGATGACAGGGCTTTGATTGCTCTCTCAGGTAGGTAGCGTTCCCCTGTAGCTTTAGCACCTTGGGTACTATTCTTCCCACTTTTGGTGCGCCACTTTTGTTTAGTCCACTTCTTCAAAGATTGTTGAGATTTGGCGAGGCTCATGATGTGTAGCCTCCTCCTGCTTTTTTGTAGGCAGACGCAAGCATTTGCGCTTTTCTCGCACTCCACTGACCCGGGCTACCGCCCTTGCCTCCAGCCTTAATGCGATTGAAAATACGCTTACGCATCGCTGGTTTTGTGTAGTTACCTGCTTCGTTTACCTTTGATTTCTTAGCAATCTTTAATTTTGACATAGCGATGAAGGGAGAGCCGAAGCCCTCCCCTCCCTAGCTTAGACCGAAGACAGAGCAATAGCTGCTGCAGGACGCAGGACGTTGTGTCCCATTGCGTACTTAGCAACCATCAGTGTGCCTTGACGGTTAATCTGATACTCGCTCTCAACGCCAAGGTCGAGGAGCTTCACAGTAGCCACAGCGTCAGGTGTAAGAACCAGACCACGCACCTTAGCGGCAAGGTCAACAAGGTTCACACTATCAACTGTAGTGCCAATAATGTCGTATGCAGTTGTACGACCAGAACCAGCAGTGTTAGCCAGAGGACGATTGTTCTTCGACTGACCTTTATTGCTTGAGCCAGTTTCAATCAAGTCGCTCACAACTAGATGGTTCGACATATACACAGGCATACCTGCAATTTGCGGAACAACAGCAGAGGCTACAGAACCATTACCACCGAAGTCACGGTTCATGTAGACCAGCTTGTTGCCATCAGACACATCAAGCAGTGCATAATACTGGTCAGGAGCAAGAACAACAAACGCACCTTCAGTGCTTACATTATTCTTGTCGTACTCTTTCTTAGCGTCAAAGATAGACTTTGCCAGCTTAGCTGGGTCAGTCACATCACCAGAAGCCGCACCAATGGTTACGTTGCCAGTAAAGTCTTCTTCACCGAAAGACTTATAGTCCTGCACAAGTGCAGCCGCACGAGTAGCGTTAGTGGACAGGGCTGCCTTAATAGCAGTAATCATGATGTTC